TTCCGATTTTTGAAGAAAAAAGCCAAACTGCTTGAAACTTTAGGAGCTTATCCGCGAATTGTTAAGTTTAAAGATGGGTTCGGCTGGTATATCGGCTGGTTTATTGATGACGGTCTTGGAGACTTTATTGGTAGCAGGATTTGTTACGGCTCCGAAAAAGTTGAGACTTTTTGTTTTGTTAAAACTCCTGAAACAGAGGTGGTTGCCGAAGTCAAATGGGACGAATACGAACGTATCGGAGGGTGTGCATTAACTAACTGGCATCACAAATGGATTTATGCCAATAAACAATCACGTAAATGCCGACACTGCGGAAGATGGGAACGGAAAATCGTCAAGACCGTTAAGACGGTTGAACGTCGAACATTATGGGAGAGCGAGTCATGAACATCAAATGCCCAAACTGCGGGGCGGTGCATAGCCTAGACAGCTTAATAAACGATGCCGACGCATCGGCTGTATTGAGGGCTGTGTTGGAAATGGATGTGGAGATGGGCAAAGCGGCGATACGGTATGTAGGCTTGTTCCGCCCTGCCAAATCCCAGCTCTCTTGGGCGCGCACCGCGAAGCTGCTGAATGAGCTAACACCAATGATTAAGGCGCAGGAGGCAGTACGCGACGGGGTGTCCTCCCCCGCTCCCGCCGAAGCTTGGTTGCACGGCTTTAACGAAACCGTCAACGCCCGCGATCAAGGTCGTCTGAAACTGCCCTTAAAGTCGCATGGTTATTTGCTGGAGATTGTCAGCCAGTGGCAGGGTTCGGGGTTA